CTTCTGTTGATGGATTCGAGTATCTCCCCTTCTGTGTTGGGAAAGGTAAATGATTCCGAGTTGCAGAGTATGGCAGCAAAATGCTATACAGAGATAAAGAAACTTCAAAACAGATAAAATATGGCAGACTATTCAGAAATGATGCGTGGTTTTGCGCAGTTTATGTACGGGATTGAGTGGAAGATGTATCAAGCGGAAGATAACGTTCAACTTCCTGATGAGATTGACTTGTATAACTTCTTTGAGCAGTGGAGTGGTCGTGCTTATTGCTTTTTGGATTCTTCTCTTCCTGATTTCTATAAGACATTTTGCGTGTATTCAATTCCTGAATTAGAGCAGGCCAGAAATAAATGTAAAAGAATTGAATACTATATATCAGAAAACAGATTTTACTGTCTCAAATTCAAGGATAGAGGCGTATTCCTTGTGAGCGAGAAACGTTATAACGAACTTAAAGAAAAGAAAGGAAAATAATTATGGGAAAATTTATCGAACTTGAATTTCTTACAACGTTAAGTGAGTGGGACAAAAATCCCATGCTATTGGATATTTCACAAGTATCTGTGGTTTTATGCAATCATGGGATGTATCGTGTGTATATCGGGTCCACCCGTTTTGATTTGACTGAGGATAGCTATAACAAGCTATGTTCCGCTCTTAAGGAGTATAAAGAGTCTTCCGAATCTATCATCTGCAATTTGCAGCACGACCATACATGGATAAAGCAAGCAGTTTGTAATCTAATCGCAATGATGAAAAAAGACAATACGAGCTATAAACCCGCACTTTTGATAGGTTGCAATGATAAAGACCTTGATACATTGTTTTCTGATTGCTACGACAAAGTCCGTAAAATGCAGGAGCGCATCAAGGAATTAGAGAAGCAAGTAGAAATTATGACAGAACCAAAGAAAGGAGGATAATATGTACATAGTTCAGGCAAATGATTTATTCAATTTTCGTGATGTTTTTGCATCAAGCCACCCACAGGTAGCTTTTGATTATATGAAAGGCTTAGAAAAACATCATGGCAAGGTGTTTAGAATCATAAAACAATAACATTGTATGAAAGCAAGGAAAATAAAAAGGCTTAGGAGAAAAATTGCCAAGAAAGGCTATTACCTTTCGAGATATAAAGATTTGGCTGAACAAGTTAAACGTTGGAGAAGTTTTTACTACTTTAGGTGCGACGGATTCTTTGTCGGTAGTGAGTTGGAAGAATATAACAAACAGATATACGAGGCGAATGCACCAAGAGTTGAACGAAAAGCAGCTTGGTATAAAAAACGTTTGGATTTAATGAAATCTGACCTATATAGGCGTGCTCCAATCGTCTAATGATGGTTACAAAGACAATGTTTATTAAACAATAAATATGCTTCAAGAGTTTAAGAACGACATATACCCTCGCAAGTTGTGGGTTGCTACAAGTTGGGATGACGTAAAGGACAAATTCACTTCTTATGGAGCTTATAAGTTTGAGAAATCAGAGGATGCATACGCTACAACTTATCCACAGATAATGCGCAAGGCAACTGGGAAATATGGAGTATTGGTAGTCTTTTATGACTGCTCTAAACTCTGTGGAAGCAAGATTGTCGAACATATTGCTCACGAAAGCCTGCATGCAACAAACGCCATTTTCAATGAGTTAGGAATTGAATACAGTCTGACGCACGATGAGCATGCCGCCTATATGGTCGGTTGGGTTGCTAAGTGTTGTTGGAAAGTTTTACAGAAAGAGATTTATAAATAAAAACAGATAGATTATGAAACGAGAATTTAAGTTTGAGGTAGGTCAATGTGTAAAGATTGCAGAGGAAATATTGAGGGCAAATAAGGACTTGTCAAAATACCCTTGTAAAATCACCTATCGATTCTTTGACGGAAAGGAGATTTCTTACATCGTCTGTGATGATAAAGGAAACGAAATACCTTTCATTGAGAAAGATTTAGTGCCATACACTAATGATAGCAATGATTGTGGCACTATTCTGGAGATGCAAAAGGAGATTCTTGCTTTACAACAACGTATAACGAACCTTGAATTTGAGGTTAGTAAAGCAAACCGAGAATACAAAGCTTTTTCATTACCAGGAATTGTAAAGTTAGAGGAGGCGATAGAGTGACTGTTAGCAGAAAATCCAGAAGGTGAGCAATAAAACAAATTAAACAACAAGCTAAACAAAGAATATGAAGAAGTACATTGGAACAAAAGAAGTGAGTGCCACCCCTGCGTGGCGGATAGATGGCAAGGTTTACCCCAAAGATGGACCAGTACCACGTTCTATGAACCGTGAAGATGGCTATAAGGTTGTCTATGAAGACGGCTACGAGAGTTGGTCGCCAAAGGACGTGTTTGAAAAGTCTTACAAGGTTGCTGACACATTTCTTGACAGATTGCATATTGAGCAAAAAGATGTGATGAGTAAGTATCATGCGTGTGACGCTTTTATCAACTCTGATAAGTTCAGAGAAATAGTAAAGGACGACTATGCCGCTTTCTTACTTTCGTTCCAGAGAGAACTTTTGTGGTATTACATGGGTACACTCGGCAACAGAATGGCTCTCGCACAACAACTTAATTGCAGTGATTTCTTCACATATAAACCTATCAGTATAGCTATCCATGCTATGAATTTAGGTTATGCTGTAAGAAGAAGCCATTGGGATAATAAGAATTTGGTTGTAATTAAGCAAGTTCCTGCTCACGTTGAAGGTGACATTATTCCCAAGATGCAATCGCTCTCTAATCAAGCAAAGGGCTTGATTGAAAATGGGAAGAATTGTATAGATTATAAAGACCAATGCCTTCTTTATAATAGAGAAACAGGTGAAGCGACAAGTTGGAGTCCGTCTACGGAGGATTTATTCGCAAAAGATTGGAGAATTGTATTCGAGTAAATTTACAACGACATTATAAAAACAAAACAAATATGGCAGTAACAAAAGAAGAAATAGCAAGTTTGCTATCAGAGAAGAATGGTTATCCAGTAGTTCGTTCAAAGGAGTTCATTGATGACTTCTTAGACATTATCGCAAATGTCCTTGCAGGTGGAGGAGAGATTTATCTCCGTGACAATTTCCGCATGAAGGTTATTGAGCGTAAGGGCAAGAAGGGCTATGACTTCAAAACCAAGAGTGTTGTCGAGGTACCATCAAAGAGAAAGATTAAGTTTCTTCCTGGTAAATTGTTTAACGAAAAAGTACTCGGATGCAAGAAGTAAAGATTGTACTCGAAGGCGGCGTTATGCCGAAGAAAGCAACAGAAGGGGCTGCGTGCTTCGACCTTTATGTCCCAGAGGATTTCAAGTTGAAGCATGGGAGACAGGTATTGCCACTCGGCTTCCGTATGCAGCTGCCGAAGAACATGGCGGCAATCATCAAGTCAAGAAGCGGCTTTTCGTCAAAAGGTATCGAGGTGATGTATGAGCAGTTGTGCGAGTTGTACACAAAGCGTCTTGATGCAGACGTGTTGCTCGGCACAATAGATAGCGATTACACTGGTGTTGTAGGTGTTATTATTGATATTCACGATGAGTTAGTATCACACACGTTCATTGCAAAGGGAACACGCATTGCACAAATGCAGATTGTTGAAGTACCTGAAACGGAGTTCAAGCAAGTTGATACCCTTGATGAAACAGAGCGTGGTGATGGTGGCTTTGGTCATACGGGTGCAAAGGAGATTGTTAAACAGAGTGAGAAGCCAAAGCGAAAAGCTGGCAGACCACGTAAAAAGTAAAACGTTATGGATAAGGTTAAGTGTAATATTGAGGTTGACGTAGATAAGGGTTTATTCTATGCCATATCAGCATTAAGCGGACTTCCATTGAGTGAAGATACCCTTGACGCAATAATGAAGGGAGATTCTTACAGTATAAGTATTTCCGACTTGGAGATACCAAAGGATCAGCGGAATGCACTTTCACTTGCTATGGCAGCAATTCTATTAGGAAAGCAGTTGGAAAAAGAGGAAAAGAAGAAAGGAGGAAAGTGATATGCCAAAGATACTAATTGGAATTGATCCGGGTGTATCAGGAGCAATAACCGCTCTTGATGAGAACGGCAAGGTTGTTGCGCTCACAAAGATGCCTCAAACAATGGGTGAACTATTGTATTTTTTGCAACAGTTCACAAATGACGACGCATTGTGTTATTTGGAGAAGGTTCACGCACGTCCGGGCGATGGTGCAGCAAGTATGTTCAAGTTCGGTCAAGGCTTTGGTTGGCTTCAAATGGCATTATTGGCAGCGAAGATTAAAACCATAGAGGTGCTTCCAAACACGTGGATGCGTGGTCTTGGTATAAAGTCAAAGAAAAAGGACGAAACAAAGACAGCGTACAAAAACCGTCTAAAATTCGTTGCCGAACAGCTGTTCCCTGATCAGAAGGTTACTCTTTGGAACAGCGATGCGCTGTTGATTGCTCATAGCGTATTTGTTGCAGATAAAAAAGGTGAAGTCGTTGACAATTTGGAGTGATAACAAATGAAAGAAGAAAGAGTTAATCACCCCTCACACTACAATCACGGCAAGTTGGAGTGTATTGATATTATGGAGGATGTGTTTGGTGTTGACGAAACAAAAGCCTTCTGCAAACTCAATGCGTTCAAATACCTTGTGCGAGCTGAACTGAAAGGTTGTGAGTTTGAGGATATTGACAAAGCATTATGGTATCCAAACAAGCATCAGGAGCTTATTAAGAAACAGAGTGTTGAACGAATTATCGATAATGTTTAATACAAAGTGAATATGGAAAATAAAGGATTAGAATTGGGTAAAATTTACCATGCAGGTAATTTTATCATCAAAAAGTTTATACGTACGCTGACTGGTAAGCAGATGCGTCAGTTGCGTGATTCAATGAATATTCCGAAGGATATTCAAAAAGAATTACAGCGTGAAGGATTGCAGTTCATCAAGGCATCAACCATTAGTGGTTCGTGGAGCGTTGAGTGGGTGTTTGGAATGTCGTTCTTTAAGGCGATTGATGAAATGCCTGTAAACGAAAATGGAGAGTTTTATGGGACCGCACTTGATAATCTCACGATGATACTCACGTGTATGTTTGCTGACACATCCGTCGTTGGTGATATGGAGTATATGGCAAAGAAGCAGGAACTTATGCACAAATACTTCAAACGAGCTGCAAAGACTGGTGAACCAACCGAGGAGGAAGAGAAAGAGTTTGAAGAGGCTGCTGACGAGGTTCTGCGAAATGAACAGCACAAGGAAACACTATTAAAAATGGGAAAGGAGGTAGAAGATGGAGATGACGAGTAAAATTATTGAGCAGTTACAGGATTTTGCAAAGTTGCAGGATGTGCTTCTTTTAATCCAACATAAGATGGAGGGAAATAAGATTAATTTCCCATTACCTACATTCAATGACAATTGGATTGAACAAATGGTTTCTTTTATACTTGAAGGTGAAGAGGAGTAAAATAAAAAGGGGTGTCCAATATGGGCATCCCTTTTTGTTTTATGCTTATGTCACAAATGTATGTCCTTTGCACATCAAAAACGTAGATTTGGTTTAGTTGTACCATATATCATTATTAATTAGATAAGGTCCTTGTCTAATTTCTCGAGCATATTCAATCATATTTCTAAAAGCAATAGAAAGAGCCTGCTTCCTTTCTTCTTCTTCTATATCTGCTTCATGCTTGTTGCGTTTGAACAAATCAAAAAACTTTTTCATAAATTTTCGGTCAAAATATAATTATTACATAATTAATATACCAGAGGAGGAGGAGCTGAAAGAGCAGAATTCACCCTTACCCATTACTGGGAAGGATTCTGCTCAGAACTTTATACCGAGAGTTCTCGTCGCCGTTCTTCGCTCACTTGTTAAGACAAATTCAACAAATGATATGAGGATTTCCGATATTGTCATCGTCTTGCGGTGCATCCTCACTCAAATCCTGCACCCTCGCTTGCTCCCTTTGCGAGAAATAAGACTATCCCAAGGTGGCTGTGGTCGCTAAGGATAGAATTTAGGGAATATGCTAAAAACAATAAACCCCATTGATAACCAGAATATCAACGAGGTTTAAGCCTATATAAAAATCCTCTAAGGAGGAATAGAAAGCATTTCATTGCGTGATTTCTGGTTATCACATCAGCAAAGTTAGTATATTTTTCATATACTAACAATATAAAAGCAAGAAAAGTATATTTTTTATATAGTTTTAACGTTCATAATTTATATACGTAGAGTAAAAGTAGTATCTTTGTAGCAGCAAAAAGCTGTACTCTACCTACTCACTAAGAGTGATAATAAAGAAAACTCATAAAAATCATAAATATATGAGGTTGTTAAACAAAGAGTAGGTTGTTTAATGACCTCATTCTTTTTGATGGCGTATGAAATATATAAGAAGGTCATTGATAAGTGAATGTTTTGGCAACAACGAGTTGCTGAAAGCACTTGCAATGGCGTATCTTATAAAGCATCGCATAAAATCATCAAACATTCGTCATTATTCAATCAATCTTATTCACTCCATTACGGGTATTCATGCAACGACAATTAAGAAACGCTTGCAGACACTCAACGAATATGGGCTTCTTCTCATCGAGAAGGATAATCTCATTATACGTTCAACCGTCAGCAAGCACTCAAAGCGAAACATGAATATCGGTCGAATGGACTTCGCAAGCGTAAAGACTGTTGAGAGGTCATTGCAGGCGTTACAGGTCGTTTTCATGCAACAACGTAAGGATTTCTGTAAGCATACTATTCACAACGCTCACAACGGCTCTAATCCAAAGAAGATTAAAGCTGCGAAAAAAGCATGTCGGAAGTATGGTTTTGGAGATAAATACGTTGAGCGTGGATTATCGTATGCAACGATAGCAAAGAAGCTCAGACTGTCTGTTGCAACTGCGTTCAGTGTAGTTAAGTATGGAATCGCGAGAAAGTACTTTAAGAAGTTTACTCATTTCGTAGGAACTTTTCTTAAAGGCGTATGTGGAATGGATATTCAAGGATATACATTCACAACAACAAACTACGGATTCCAAGTTCAAGCAAACACTTACACTGTTGGATGTAAATGGAGATAGTATAGCATGGTAACATATAGATTACAAAAAGTGAAGACTAAAAAATAATAAGTATAGGAGGTACAAATGAAGACAAATCAAGTGATGACGCGTCCAATGGGACAGTTTACAGTTGAGCAAAGGACGAAAGATGGTATGTTTAATGCTACTGCTCTATTAAAGCAATGGAATAATAGTTCCAATAGTGATAGAAAGATGGAGCTGTATTTTAATTCCCCAAAGACTCAGGAGTTTATAAAAACTATAATGGTGCGAGAAAATTTACATACCCCTAAATTGGTGTATGTAAAATCAAGAGCATCACGTGGTGCGAATGCTGGAACTTGGATGACTCCTGTGCTTTTTATAGATTTTGCCATGTGGATAAATCCATCGTTTAAGTATGACGTAATAAAGTTCGTTTTCGATAGAATGATTGAGTATCGTAACGAAGCTGGCGATGCTTATAAAGAATTATGCGCTGCTTTATCTAAAATAGTTGGTAAGGGTTTTCTTCGTATTGCCATTTCAAATATAGCGAAAGCTATTAATTGGGTAGTATTTAATAATCATGAGGCAATGATTAGAAACAAAGAAGGTGTTGAAGATAAAATGAAAGAGTTATTCAGCGCAGAAAAGACAGTTGCAATGCTTATCAACGATGGTTTTCTATCTTCTTATGAGGGAGTGGTAAGGTATCTTCGCAAGAAGTGGAGTGAAAAATGGGCACCAAAAGTACTCACGAGTAAACAAGCTATATGAGACGTATATACTTTGAGAATTGGCTTTTAACGAAACTCGGTTTTAAGCTCGTTGATTCAGAGTTGGGAATGAGAATCTATGCCAAGTATGATGGTGAGCTGTGTGGACACCAGATTGAACTAATGGAGGTAGCCACGTCCATGCACTATATTCAAATATCATACAAGATTTGTAATAAGCATTGGGTATTCTGGAAGACCACGTGGACCAAGGGATGGCTTGCAAAAGCAGAGGACGTTGATAGCATTTTCAAAAAGTTCTTTGAAGATAACAAAAAAGAAATAAACAACTATATTAAAAAATCGTCAGTATGAAAAATGAAACAAAGTTAAAGAAGGTGATAGCGTTCTTAGAAGAAAACAACATCAAGTATAGGCAGCACAAGAATGTATGGTTTGGTCATAGTGATATTTTT